CAGGCTTACTACCTTTGTCGATAGCTTCAGTTAATATAATTCCACCAGCAGTTGCTTGTTCTTTATCTACTTCCGTAATTAATACGTTATTTCCTAACATTTTCATAATTTTTTTACCTATAAAATAAATGGTTATCAATTGTAACCATATGTTCTAACTCAGATGCCCAGTATGGGTATATATAATCAGCATGATAATATAATGCACCTTCAGTTATATCTCTATATCCCACCTCTAATAATAGGTCGGCTATATACAATGAAGTCATCCAAGTTTTAGAATCAACAGGTTCATCAGATTTACCATCACAGTACCAACTGAACTGACATTGATTTCTAATAGGAACTTCATTTCCTTTCCAATTAATTTTTGTTTTAGCTTGATATACTACATCACAAATATTACTAGGAAATTGTTTATCTCTTGCTCTATTTATAACAACATGACCTACGGCAAGCTTTCCTGCAAAAGATTGATTAGCTGACTCAAAGTAAATGTTTTGTGCCATACAATATCTTTCGTCTTCATTTCCATATACCTTACCACTTACTAACCATATTATCATAATGGCTATAAACCAACCTAAGTATATTACTCCAGCGTCGGTGTTTTTTCCTCTTCTTTTATTCTTGTTTATTTTCATCGTGCATCTCGTTTAATAATGGTTCATATATAATTCTTCTAAAACTTTCTATATCTAAAAGCTCTGATGCTTGAGGTAATGTTTTCTTATAATCATCATAAGCTTCTTTTAATTGCCATTCATAATAAAAAATCATAAGTTATTTCTAAACACAAACTCAATTGCTCTTTCAGCCTCTTTGTACATATCTCTTTTTAAATACCAATTACCTGTATCACCATCTAAATCTCTACATAAGTATTCGACTTCTTTAGCTGTAATTGGATAACCTTTGCTCATTGCATTACCAGCAGTAGATACCATAATCTGATACATCTTTGCATACCATCCAGTATCTGTAATTCCTTTATACTCTTCTACTTGTTTCTTATTTACAAATGGACAATCTTGATATCCAGTCCAAGAATAATTTGTATTATTGAGTTGACCTTTACGATGTTCGATTAGACCTTTCTTAATTGCTTCAGGTAATCTGTCAAAGAAGTTTTCATTTGGTACAACATAAGGGTGTGTATCCATAAGTAAGTTAGGATCCATAGTTTCGCCGTCGTGTGAAAATATAAAATTAAAACTATTTTCGTATTTTGCTGGTATGTAATACATACGGCTTAAATCTTTTGTTTGAGCATCTGCAATATCTCCTATCTCTTTGTTAAGAGCATACCAAAAATGTTTAATCTTTTCTTTATCAACAAATGTTGTAAGTGGAAACACTAACCTGAACTTTGGTTTTTCTTTTGTTGATGATGCAGTGGAATAACACACATATCGATATTTAGAGTATTTCTTTTCAATATCTTTCATCTCACCTTCATAATCATCAATGTCAAGAATACCAAATCCACCCCAACCTGTCACATTATCATTACCTCTTGTAGTATCAGGTATGTAAACAGCTGGACTAATTAGTGGTGCATCTTTTTTAGTAGGATATTTTTTAGATTCTGATAGCTTATATAAAATAGCCTCAAACTCATCAAATGAGTTATAGTCCATTCTTTTATTTGTTTTATTATCGTATATCGAATCAAATATCGTTAAACTTACCATGATTACCTTTGTGTGACGGTGCCTCCCAATCTTCTGGTTTTACTAAGTCTGGTACTCCAAGCGGATTAGGTCTTGTTGATTTTTTACCAACTGACTTTTGCATATTTGCTTTTAATACTTCGTCCCATGCTTTATATGGGTCAACACCATAAGCATCTAGTGTACCAATTGCAACAACACATAAATCAATAAGACCATCAACTATTTCTTCAGGATCTTTTACTATGTGTGCTTCTCTAGTTTCATCTAATTCTTCTTGTAAAAATTCAATACGAAACTTTAAAAACTCTCTAAGCTTATCAGGATTATTCTCAACCCATTCACGAGTTTCATATTTCGTTTGCATATCATATATGTCTTTTACCCAATCTTTACTCATTAGCTAAGTACCTTTCCATCTGGTACAACGATTCCTGAATCCATTTGTCTAATTTGATTTACCATATCTTCAATAGGTTCTACTATAAACATAATAAACTCATTACCAATAGTAATACCGTCTTTTGCTTTAGTATAGGCCATGAATGGCATAAATCCAATTTTACCTTCTCCAGCTGGAATTAATGTATACCCATTTTCTATTATAACAGAATTTTCGGTCTCTGTTACTTTACCGATAATTTCCTCACCTGAGGACAATCTAACTAATTTCATTTTTTTCTCCATAGTTATATATATTATACCACAGTTTTGGTATAATGTAAATAGTTAATTTCATTTAAAAGGTGGCCCCGTAAACCACACTACTAAAGATTTCCTTAAACCAGAAGTCACTGGCGTAACTCTATGTGGCATAAAAGATGGAAATGCAATAACAGTACCTAATTGTTTTGTTGGTGCAAACCCTGGTTTAATATCTAAAGCTATTTCAAAATCTCCACCTTCATATTCTGAGCCATCAGATAATTGAATAGTCATACTTAATTTTCTAACTCTGTTTCCAGGAACATTCCAATTCCAATCAGTATGCCAATCATAATGTCCTTTATAAGAACTATCATATTCTGTATACTGTATGCTATCTACGCCACCTATTTCTAGGTTAAAGAATTCTGTATTAATTTTTGTTACTAGGTTTGTTAATTCAGTATATAACTCGTGTGCACCCCACGATTCATTTAATTTTATAAACCTTACTTTTGATTTTCTTATATTACCTTCAACAGTATTTTTTATATTACCACTTTTAGTATCTTGTACTGTAGCTTCTTGTTCTGGAAAACTTTTACATATCTTTTCTATATTTTGGCAATCATCTGCACTATAATGTCCAGGATATACTATTGAATTTTTTATTTTAATCATCCGAAAAAATCCTCCAAGGATACGACCTCTTCTGAATTCCAACCTACAGCATTTAGTATTGGTTCAATAGGGTCTAGGAATGTTTTTTGAAATTGCATATCGTAATCTATATATTTATGAAGATTAAATTCTTCAGGTAAATAATCAGGGAATGCAATTACATTTTCTTTAATAGTGTTTGGTGTTCGTAAATATACAAACTTAATCTTCTCGCCATTTTGTATTTGAGCATATTTCTTTGTGAGTGCTAAATCTCTAACTTGTTTGTTAAACAATAAAGAACCACGAACATGTATTGGTGTACCTTTTTTGTATATGGTATTGTGATCTTTATATTCTTTAACTTTTGAGACTCCGCGTGGGAATGCAATCTCATCAGGTGGTAATGTCTTAAAGTAATTCTTAAATTGTTCAATAGACTTTTGTACATCAGACTCATTCTTTGACATAATAACTTTAAATAATTCTTTAAGTGCATCACGACATGGTTCTGGAGTAGAGGACTTAATTGCTTCAATACCCATAATCTTGAGCTTAGGTTCTTTATATCGGACACCTTCGTTATCTAGTACATTAAGAATATATCTTTTCTTAGCAGTCCAAATACCACGGTCAGCAATAACTTCTCTTGCCATAACCATTCTGTTTGATACTCCGCCTAGCATAGAATATAAATCATCATATGATTTTGCCAACACTGGCTCAAGTGTATCATTGCAAATCTTATCTAGGAAATCAATAGGATTCTTTGGATTAAATTTATTTACAATATCATCTAAGCTAACATACAAGGAATCTGTGTCGATTGCCACGACATAGTCTTTAAACGATGTAGTCTGCATTGTTCTGTTAAGAAAGGAATTGAGTTCATACTCTGCCCATCGTATAGTAAGCTGTCCGGTAAGAGTAATGGCTTCTGCAATTCGTTGGTCGAAGAAACGAAAGTATTTGTTACCCATAGCGCCATAAAGAGAGTTAAGAAGAATCTTAATGGCCATTTGGCTGTTTTCAGCAATCGATATTTCTCTTTCAATATTATATAATTCTTGTTTATCATTTTTATCTACCTTTTGTAATTTCTTTTGAGCTTTAATCATATTACCTTTAATACCGACACGCTCTTGATACATTTCGTCAATAATGGCTGGAATGATTCCAGGTTTATCAGTATTAAAATATTGGCCATTTGCCGCTAGAGCTTTACCTTTATTATTTGGCCTTTGTGATTTTGTAAGTACTTGTTCAATATCAACATTACCTATTTCACCATCAGCAATTGTTTCTGGTGACATATTATATTGCATAATGATTGAAGGATATAGAGAGTTTAAATCAAAACTTACCAGGTTTTCATGTATACCAACATGTGGTTCTTTAACATAACCACCGGGATAAAATGTTTTTACTTTATCTTCTATGAATGGTATTACAATATTATTTTCATGTAGTTTACGATATATGATAGTATCCCATATAGCAGTAGTGCCAAATGTATCATTATAGTTTACACCACCCTTATATGCCATAGTCATACATAGAGTAATTAATCCCATCTTATCTTCTATTCGGTCAACCAACTCAACGTCTTTAATATTATAATCAATAAACAGTTGGTGGTTGTGTTTATATAAAGTGTGTAGGTTACCATAATCTTCGTAAGATAACTTCTTCTCACCCAATACAACATGTGCTATATGGTCCAATTTATATGATTCTTGTGGACCATAAGAATAACCAAACTTTTGGAATAGGTCAAGATAATCAAGTTGTGATATACCTTTTAAGTCATAAGATGTTTGAGTCCTACCCATCTTTGTAATATCTTGTCTGTCAATCATACCCCATGGACTCAATCTTTTTACATATGCTTCACCAATAAGTTTATGAATACGGTTTACCAAGTAAGGTATATCAAAGAACCTTGTATTCCAACCAGTGACAACATCTGGTACATTTGATGGTTGAGACCAATGTGTAATAAATTTAATAAGTAAGTCTGCTTCATTGTCGCATTTGTTATATATGACACGATGTGTTTTCATATATGTGTTTTCCACATCATAGTCGCCGAGTCCCCATATATGATAAGTATTGTCGATATTATTTTTAGTAGTAATTGAGATTACTTTATGCTCAGCTTTATCAGGCTCGGGAAAGCCATCGTCAGACGCAACCTCGATATCGATAGTAGTCACATTTATTTTGTTCCTATCGAATTCGATGTGACCAGGATAATGGTCGTTGATAAAGGTTGAGATATACCGAGTATTACCAAAGATATGGCGACCGGCTGTGTCTTTGTTGGTCCTTACCCATTCAGTAGCTGTTCTCATAGAGTCAAATGCAACTTCGCCAACTGATGTACCATCTAGTGTTTTCCACTTAGTTGGACGATTCGTACTCACATAGAGCTTTGGACCGTATTTGATTTTTTCTGTAATTCTTTTATTGTGATCATACCCACGAAGTAATATCATATTACCATATCGTGAGACGTTAGTATAAAATTTAGACATAATATATATTATACCATAGTTTAGTCATAATGTAAATAGTTAATTTCATTCATTTAAAGTTGGGGGTAATTTCTTACCCCCGCATGATTTCAATTTCTTCAGCTTACCCAGGTAACGTAGATTACAAGTGGTGCTAATCCTAAAATCGTTCCACCTATTATCATCATTCCTAGGGCCTCTGCAATATCATCATATTTCGAAATGATATATTTCATTCTGTTTCTCCAGTAAAAAGTTTATTACTATCTACTGGGTTTTCGCTGATATTAGCCTTTCAAATATTGCTTTTTCTTTGATGCCCCAGCAGACCCTATTTCGATCTTCCTAGGACGCTTCTCTTCTGGGAGTTCTACTCTGGCATACACCACTAGTATTCCGTCCACAAGGTCAGCACCATCTATTACGACAAATTCTGAGAGTCGGAAGCTTTTCTCAAATTTGCGAGATGAGATTCCTTTATAAGCATATTCTCTATCATCATTCTCAACAGCCCCTTTGATTTTTAAGATACCGTCCTTAAGTTCGATTTCTATGTCTTCCATTGAGAACCCTGCCACTGCCATTTCGATTAAAAATTTCTCTTCATCGATTTTCACAATGTTGTGTGGTGGGTAGTTATCTGTTCCAGCTCTAGCACTTGTATGAATTCTTTCTAAGTCTTCAAATAAAGTATCAAAGCCAACGAATAATGAACGAGGTACGTTCAAAGTATTTCTTACCATTTTAATTTCCTCCTATTAATAGCAAGGTTAACGGAACCGGTCCAATACCGCATTCCTATTATATTTATACAGGTTTACTCTTGAGTTTGAGTATTTCCTATATTATATTTTGGACATAATTCCCATTGAGTTTTTTCTTTAAAAGGAATGACCTTTATTTGTCTCAATGGAGCTAAGTCCTTTGCAGACTCAGGTTTAACTATACTAACTAAACCCCAGTCAGCTAACAGTGTAGCAATTGTATTTCTACGCTGTAAATCGTTTTCTATTAAATTGGATGGTTTTCCATCTAATAAAAATAGTTCTTTAAAATGTACTATAAAATACCTACCTTGTTTATGTAATATATGACAAGATTGGTATAACTTATTGTCTTTTCGCGATGCAACTCCTATACGAGTTAGTGTTTCTCGTATCTTAAGAAAGTCATCGGGTTCGTTAAGTGTGACTTCGAGCATATCCGCTGAAGTCCAATTGTTAATTTGATTTTGTTCTTCCACCTTTATTCATCCTTGTTTTTAACTCATCAATTTGTTCATTACTTAATAGTGTTAAAACGGATTTAGCTTTTTCATTGCTATAACCATAACATTTTTTAATGAGTTCTAAATTTTCTACTTCGTTTGGTTTTAACCATTTAGAAAATCTTTGTTTCTTCTTAATTATATTTATAAAAAAATCAAATTGAAGCCTATGGTCTATATGATGATACTTATTCATTTCATTAGCGAATAATATAGTATCTGGGAAAAACGATAATGCTTTATTTATGATATATGGATTATATTCCTTTTCAGCAATATCATCAACCATAATGTCATGTTTAGTCTTATTTATAGCATTTACATAATCAAATGGATTCATTTTTCTTTACACCTTTTTTTCAGCTCTTCATTTTCACTTATTAGTTCTGAAACTCTAGTTTGAAAATGATGTAATTGTTTTTGCATTTCTGCAATATTGTTTTTTAGTATTTCTTCTATATTCATTTAAAATTTACCCCCGCCATAACTTCTGTAAGACAAGCCACCATGTTAAGTTCATGGTCAGCAACAAAACTGTCTTTATATTGATAATCAGCTAAAATAAGAACAAGCTGTGGAATCGATTGAGGATCCACATATTCATTCATATTATCATATAGCTTTCTAAATATTGCTGTAGGTTCTATGTCAATATTATCGACTACCCATTTACGCATACCTTTAAAGTTTTTAATTTTAAGATGGTTTATAAGTGTGTCTACTGAAACATCAGATACATTAACAAGTATACCTGAGTCGATTTTACCACCTACTGCATATCTTTGTAATTCATTAATGATTCTTCTAAAGTCAGGAAAGTGTTTGATAATAAACTCAACTAATACTTCTTTATCGTATTCAATTCTTTCTTCACCAAGTATGTGCATTAACCTAGCCATAAAGACTGAAGCTAACCTATCTTTTTCGTTTCTTGGTAAGGCAAATTCAATTACTGAACATCTACTGTGTAATGGTTCAATAATTCTATTCTTAAAATTACAAGTAAGAATAAATCTACAGTTTTCGCTGAACTCTTCAATAAACCCACGTAGTGCAGGTTGGGTGGACTGTGGGTTCAGATAATCAGCTTCATCTAGAATGACCAACTTGTGTCCACCCGAAAGAGAGACGCTTGACGCGAACTGTTTAATTTTGTTACGAAGTGTATCAATATTCCCTTCTTCGGATCCGTTTATTATTATATAATCTAAATCTAATTCTTTAGCTAATGCTTTAGCTATTGTTGTTTTACCGACACCAGCTGTGCCAGTGAATAACATATTTTGTATTTCTCCCGCTTTAACTATTTCACTAAATGTTTTGTGTAAGTCAGCGGAAAGTATACAATCATTGACCGTTTTAGGTCTGTACTTTTCTACCCATAAAAACTCATTCATCAATTTGTATCCCATTGTTTAACTGTGTCTAATCTGAAACTTCTCCATGCTTTTTTATCTAGTGCCCAGCATGCAAAGTGGTCAGACTCTGCGTTCATGTCGACTTTTACATCAACTCCATTTTCTTTAAGTAGGTGGTCTGCAAGTGTACAAGGCATAATCCTTAGTTCACCCGTTCCTACTTTTTCAAATGTGACAGTTACGATACCCGTGTTAAGAGCTTCTAATAGTTTTTGTTTTTCGTTTGTTTCCATAATATAATCCTATTCAAAATAAAGGGGGAGTGGATCCCCCTATGATTAATCAGCTGAGCCTTCGACTTCAACTTCTTCAGCATCGCCATCTTCTACTGGCAAATCACCTTGGACATCTTCTTGTCCTTGTGCTTCTTGCGCAGCTTGAAGGAAAGCAACTACTCTGGACCTTAGTCCACCAACAGCTTCTAGCTCTGGTCCTTCGAATCCACCACGTCTTGAGACTAGGTCGATAATTTGAACCATAGTAGCTATGTCGTTAAGACCAAGCTGTACACCTTCGTTTTGAGGTGCTTCTACGTTTACTTCTTCAGTCATTTTTTTTCTCCTTTGCAAAGTTTTTTAGACTAATTGTAAGATACCTACCCCATGTAGCATATCTTGTATTATCCCCATAATAATATGGAGAACAACTTCTAATATATTTATACATTAAAAGTTGAATTTTTCTCTAATGCGATAAAATATTCTATTGGATAATTACTATTTGTCCAATTAGAGATTAGTTTTGAAGATATACTTACAAAATAATCACCTGGTAGTAATTTCAAATTAGGAATACTTACAATAAATTCAAAGTCGTTTTTACACGCATTATCTTTGTCAAGCTCTATTGTATATGAATTAGATGTTGAATCTTTAGTATCAACTACTGATGCAGTCACTAATCCATTTTCGCCTACTAGAGAAAGTTCGGTATGACCTAAAACAGCTGCAGCTTTTCTTATCTGATTTAAAATATCCTCAGATAGATTAACTCCTACTTCTGCATTAGGCATTTGAATATCCTTGGTTGGTGATGTTAAGATATCTGTTTCAGAAAAGTAATATCTTACTTTTTGCAGATTAGATAACTGAGTACCACCTTCTTGTGTCGATACCAATACTGATTTGTCTTCAAAATTTAGAACAGGGTTCTCAATAAGATTAAATACCGATAAGAATTCGTTTAGATCATAGATCCCAAACTCTTTTGGCATATCTTCAACAATATCTGCTCTAGCCATAATGGTTTTGGATTCAGATATAGTTTTAAGTTGCTGTCCTGGTTGAAAAACAATGTTCGGATTGATTGACGCAAAGTTTTTCAGAACATTCAATGTATCATTTGATAAATTCATTTCATTTCCTCATTAATAATAATATTATACCACAGTTTGCACATAATGTAAATAGTTAATTACCCTTGTCATGTTCATTTAGAGCAATGATAGAGTAATGCAATACTTTCATTAAGTCCTTCCTGTGGTCACCAGTCGTACCTTTTTTTCCATATCGTTGTGCATACTTAAGTATGTTACCAATGGCAAATCCTATACCATGACCACAGTCTGAAATAAATTCCGTTGATTGGAAATTATTTTTTGAGTAGTGACCATCGTAGGTACTATCTATATAATTCTGGAGCTCTTGGATTAGAGCTCCTTCATTAAACTTGTAATTAATTTTATTCTTCAATTGTATCTCCAGTAATAAGCTTATCACTTTTAGAACTATTCAGTGGACCTTCTAACCATTGAAGATTAGAAAGTTCATCTCCACCACCTTTATTTGTAGGTATTATATGATCAACTGTCAAAGCATTCCATGCAAAGTATTGTCTTTCTTTTACACTCATTTGTTTCCAAATTTTATAAGGTAAACTTTTAGGTGTATTCATTTTAGAATAATCAGTATTAGCATCTAATAAATGTTTTATTAAAGATGCACTGCCAGGGACAGTAAAAACTTGTTGTTTGGTTTTCATATTGATAGCGTATCCATCTTCATGAAGACCATATATTCCACCTTCTATAACTTTTACTTTAAGTTTATTTATGTTAATATTATTTGGATTAAACTCTTTCATCAGTTTCCCCCTCAGCATCTTGAGTAATAGCACCTGAATCTACTTTAGTGTAAAGATCCAGGAATGCCTCTTTAGTATCTAAGTCAAATCTTGAGATACACATATCAATTGCTTTCATTCTGTTATTAAATATAGAGAATGTTTGAACAATGTGGCATAACCTTCTTGTAGATATTACTTCATCGACACCATCATCATAGAATGTTTTTCTAATAACATCAGCCCATGTGACTAGCTTGTCAGCAAAATCTTCATCAGCTTCACCAAATTTTTCCATATGTTTGATTACAATTTTCTTTTCAGTAACCAATGTTGGAAATGGTTGGTCAATAGAAACAGTAAATCTTTCTAAGAATGCTTCATCAATAATTGATGCCGCGGTAAATCTTCCATCTTCGGAACCTTTACCTTTTGTGTTAGCAGTTGCTACTACATTAAACCCTGGTGCCGGAGATATTGTTTCACCCGTCTTTTTAACAACAACAGGTTTACCTTCAAGTATACCTTGTAGACACATAATTTTATTTGTAGCTCTATCGATTTCGTCAAGTAATAAGACTGCACCGTTTTCCATCGCTTTAAGAACTGGACCTTTAGAGAATACAGTTTCTCCATCGATAAGTCTGAAACCACCAAGTAAATCATCTTCATCTGTTTCTGGATTAATTTGTACACGTATAAACTCCCTGTTTAATTTTGCACATGCTTGTTCTACCATAAATGTTTTACCATTACCTGATAACCCAGATATGTAAGTAGGATAAAACATTTCTGATTTAAGTATTTTTACCACGTCATGGAATGAACCCCATGCCACGAATGTTTTGTCTTTTTGAGCAAATGTTTTTTCGTCATTTACTATAGATTGCATTGCCATAGCTCTGCCTGGCATTATGTTAGATTGTACAGGTGTTATGTTTTCCCTAATAGGAATTATCACTGAGGATAAATCATATGTACCAACCTTGACTCTATTTTCTGCAGATAGCAAACAATAGTAATCTTTTCCAGTGTAGCCATTTTCTTTAGCTATGTCAACGATTGTTGATTTTTTAAATTCATTACTGTCTGGATATCTTGTAGCCAATTCAGTAAGTATTTTTTGTGTAGATATTTTCAAGTTATTCATAATATAGTTTTTCTCCTTTTCATCAATTTATATATCTATTATACCATAGTACGGAGGCAATGTAAATAGCTGGAGTGAAAAAAGTAGCTATTATTTTCACATTGCCACCGCTTTACCAAAATTAGTAAGTAAAGATTTATTAAGCTTCTTTGACTTACTATGTTTTTTGAACGCTTGAGTTAGTTTACCTTTAGTAGCATCTTCCTCAACCTCAAACTCTTCTGTTTCGATGTCCATTTGTTTTGCCTTCAGTACATAGAATTGATTATATCCTAAAACATTATCAAATGTACAAACTTTTTGTCTTGACATCATTTTTTGAGCACTCTTTTTAAAGTCTTGCTCATCGTCCCAATCTAATAGATTTTGTTCTTGTGCTACATCGCCAAGCTTTCTTTTATAATCCCATTGGTCTTGAGCAAGGAAAAACCCTAGAGTAGTAACACCGTAATTTTTTTGTAAGTTTTCTAGTAATGCTTTAGTAGCATCTGTTCTTAAACCTTTTGTTTTAACCTTTCTACCATCAACATTGATAACGAATGTTTTATCCCAACTGTATTTACTTAGTATCATTCTTTTATCGTCAAGCTTCTGGTCTCTATGGATATTCATTCCATTAGTATCACCATCAGACATAACTACAAAATTCATATTTTCAATATTATGCTTAGCTCTAAATGCTTTAACTAATCTAGTGCACATAACAAGAGAAGTATTTAATGGTGTAGAACCCCAGTCCTCAAACTTAGAACCATATTCATAAATTCTAGCTCCGCCCCAGCATTTTTCCATAATCATTCTTCTGTGTAAAAACTTAATAGCCTCTTCGAAATCTTTCTTTTTAAGACCACTATGTATTTGTTGTACAAGTGCAAGATTTTCATGATGCAATTCAGTATCTGTTTGTTCCCATGATTTAATGTCATAGTTTGTTGTAGTGAATCCATATACATCGAATGGAATATTAACAGCTTTACAAAACATAATTGTATGTATAAGTTGATCAATTACTTTATGCATAGTACCTGACATTGACCCTGAAAAGTCAATCAACATAAACATACCGTGGTTTTTAGCATCAGCTAATTGAGTAACTCTAGAAAAGATATCATCATTAGTTTTGTATGACCATAGTTTATTAACATCTATTGACCCAGTCCTAGCAGTTTGAGCTCGTGTATATCTATACGCAGCCTTTCTCATTTCAAATTCTTTAACAGCATAGTTTACATCTTTTTTGACATCTCTAATATATCCTGGGAATTCCATTTCCGCCTGAGCAAATCTCTCTAAAGCTCTATCTGGGTATTCATCTGTATATTGAGATTTTGAATATTCAATATAATTAGCAGTCCTTTGAGCTCTATCTTTAGAAATTGTTTCATAATCAAATACAACCCTTTTTCTAATATCTTTATTGAACTCATTACAAACAATAATTTCTTTTTCGCCTTCTTTTGGTTTTTCTAAAAGGCTCTCCTCAGATCTTCTATAATTTTCATCGGTGATAGAGACATCTTCATCTCCTCCGTGACTTCTTTCTGTTTCCTTTTCGCCTTCAAGTGATTCTTCGCCTTCTTCATCGCTATCTTTTGAAGGAGCCTGGGGTTGTTGTTTTTCTTGTTCTTCATCATTACTCTCCATATCATCATGACCCATGTTTGATGTTGGGTCTTCGTTTTCATTATTATTATTTTCATCCTCATCATTACCTTGGGATGCTGGTGGCTTCATAAGCTCTTCTTGGTTCTCTTTAGTATATGCAAGAACATCTCTACATAATTGAACCACTTCATCAAATGAATCTGTAGTCATAGCTCTATCCATAAAGACTTGTTCTTCACTATTAAATGGAACATCAATAAGATTACCTATTTTAGCTTTAAGATTAATTTTATCGATTAGTTTAGTTTGATTCCAATCAATATCAGATAAGTCACCGAAGAACTCATTATCAAATAATTTTCTATAACCTTTACTAAAAGAATTAACAAGACCAGGATATCTTGACTTTACTTTACGCTCAATCCTTGCATCTTCTATAACATTTATATATGATCTTGGACAACCTTCTAGTTGTTCTGGACTGTCATGCCAACCTTCAAATGGTGTTTCTAAAGCATGGCCTACTTCATGTCCAATTAATAAATCATATACATCTTTACCCATGTCTTTCCAGTTTGGAAGACCAAGAACTCTGTTTTTGATGTCAAACCACGCAGTGTGGTAATTACCGTGTTGAATAGTAATATTTTCTTTTGCTAGTAATTTGGCTAGGATACCTTTATTCATTTTTTCACTCCTTAATATTTATATATTATACCATAGTCCAAGCATAATGTAAATAGCTAAAATGAAAAAAGTGTGACTTTTTTACCTAATTTTTGAAAAATTCTTTTCTTTAAAGAATTCAATCTTACTTCTGAACTTGTTTTCTAATACATCACCTTTATGCGATATAATAAATGTGTTACTACCTTCGTCTAATGTATCAAGTATTTTCATCAGATTGTCGACTCCGTCCATATCAAGACTAGAGTCAAATGTTTCGTCGAGAACTAATAGATTGGTCGCAGCGGAGTTCTTCATTTTAGCGATTTGTCTCCATGTGAATAGAAGCGACAAGTCAATCCTTTGTTTTTCGCCTTCAGAAAAAGATGCATAATTAAAACTATCTCTATGTCTTGACCTAATGGTCTCATTAAAGTTTTCATCGAGATGGAATGATACAAAGAAATCCAACACTTGCAGATACTGATTTATTAGACGATTCATCACCGGTAAGTATTGCTTGATTACTTTTGTCTTGATACCAGTATCTTTAAGCATCTCCCCTATAACCTCGTTATAAGTTCGTTCCTCTACATATTCTAGTTTCTTTTCAATGTGTTGTTCGTTTTTCTTTCTGAAATTATTTAATTCTGTTTTAGCCTTTTTCACATCACCAGTTTGTCCCTGGAGATTATTAATTTCTTTTTGTATTTTATCGATTTCTTTTTGTAATAAAGATATAGAGTCATTATTAGAATTAATCTTTTGTTGTTTTTGTCTTAGCTTGTTCAGGTTTTGTGCTACATACTTTTGTGCAACCTTTACTTCACCAATTCTTTCTTCTAATTCTGACTTGGCGGTTTGTATTTCTTTTGCTTTATTCTTAATAGATGTAATCTTAGTTTGTTTAAGATCTTCAGTAATCTCTTGATCACATGTTGGACAGTTATCGTTTTCTTCATAGAATCGACTTTCTTCAACCATATCATGTATCTTATTATTAAACTGCATATCAAAAGAATTCATTTCTGATATTTTCTTTAATAACTCTTGTGATGATTTTTCCTCTGATGATATTGAAGCTGTAAGGTTTTTAGATAATGATTTACTTTCTTCAAACAGTTTACCTATTTCAGATTTATGTACATCAATAGATGATTGCTTACCTTCAATTTGGTCTTTATTTAAAGATTGTAAACTTTTAATATATTTACTCTGTGAATCTATTTTAGTTTTAGCTATATCAATCTGATGGTTTATATCAGTTAATTCTTCTTTTATTTTAGCATTTCTTTCTCTTAATAACATATTCATCTTACTAAATATATTAATATCTAATAAGTCTTCTATGACAGCTCTACGAGACCATGCTGGTAGTTGCATAAATGGTATGAAGGAACTACTACCAAGTACAACGATTTGATGAAAAGATTTATGATTAAGTTTTAATATATTTTGCTCTAAGAATTGTTGGAAATCTCTGGCATTAGATGCTTGGTTAATCATATTACCATTCTGCCAAATCTCAAACTTGTTCGGTTTAATACCTCTCACGATTTTAAAGTCTGAACCACCTGTAGAGAATTCAACCGTAACTACTGAACCTTTACCGTTTATAGAGTTTATAAGTTGAGCTTTATTAATATCTCTATGTGCTCTTCCAAATAAGCCAAATGATAATGCATCTAGTAAAGTTGATTTACCTGCACCATTTTGACCTACGATTAATGTTGTTGGTGACCTATCCAATAATATTTTAATTGGGTCATTTCCGGTGGATAAAAAATTCTTCCACTCACACGATTTAAATTGTATCATAATACTTCTAGGTTTTGTGCTTCTGTATAAAGCTTTCTTAATTCAAGTTTTAAATGTTCTTTGTCCAAATCTGTATCAACAGCTTCAACATATGAGTCAAGTAATTCTGTAGTATCTTCTAAGGAAACCTTCTCATCTTCAACGCTGTCTCCTAGATACTCTTCAAACGACTCTGCTATTTTAAGTTCATATGTATCAGTACCTTGTAATCTATCGACAAACTTGTCAAACATATACAAGTCATTTTTATTTATTACAATAAGTTTAATAAATTTCTTTTCAAATTGTTTCATATCAACTTTATCATAATCTATTTTAGTGTCATCATATACTACTTTTTTAAATATAGTTAAAGGATTTCTTACAGCTTCTACTTCTCGTGTTTCTGTATCTAATATATGGAAATACTTAGGGTCATCTACATCTGCCCAGGTCATTTCAAATTGAGCACCAAGATAGTGAACATTGTCTCTACTTGATTTAGTATGAAAGTGGCCACTTAGTACAGACTCAAACCTTGAGAATATATCAGCATTCATTCCATGAGGGTTAGGTATTCCAGCCATCATATCAAATCCTTTTAACTCTAGGTGTGCACCAAGTATAGATGCTTCACACTTTTGAGCCCATTCTGTATATTCTTTATAGTTACTATTATTAATCCATGGGATAACAGCTACCTTAAGACCGTCATAATCTAATACTGTTGGCTTCATACATATATTAACATTAGAGGTAAAGTAACCTAATAACTCTTTTAAAGAACAAAGCTCATTTGTATTTTTATAATATACATCATGGTTACCAGGAATAATATCCATAGTCATACCAAGTTCTTTAAGAGGTTCTAGGAAATGTTTTCTGTTTGTATTCAGTGCTTTGAAGTTTACGAACTTACGATGCTCATAGTAATCACCTAAATGTAATACATTCTTAATATTATGTTCTTTACAGTAAGGGAAAAATACTTCTGTATAAAATCTACCTTGGTATTCTAAAAATATATCAGATGAATTTCTAGTACCACAGTGTGTATCGTTTAATATTGCTACCTTCATAAACCAGCTCTAGCTTTCCTCATCGCTCGTTTGTACTTTAATGACATCTCGCGATAATATTGTTTTAGATATGCTCTTTTAGCTTTACGTTTAATTTGTTTTGCAAAGAGTTTCTTTCGTCTTCTCTCAGCTCTTAATAATTGTTTAGTTGTTAATTTTTTCATTACATAAATAGTTCTAGTTTTTCTTTTTTCTTTTCTTCTTTTTTAAATACCTTAATAGCTTCGTCTTTAGTTCTTACTTGACTAATTCGTTGTCTTAAAGTATCTACATAAGCCATAGTCTCTTGAGCTCCTGCGTCGTCCATACCCATTTGAGTAAAGTCTTCAATACCCATTTTTTCAATAAACTTAAACTTGATATCTTGTTGTCTTTTCTCTTTAGTAATTCTACGTATAAAAGCGAAATAACAAATTTGTGTAAAATAAGAAAACGCATTTGGTTTACCTGTTCTTGTAGCTGTTTCGATTTTATAATTACCGATAGCTCTTAAACAGTTTTCCACTGCATCCATAACCATTTCTTCACGATAAGTATACCTCACGAAGTTCGGTCTGTGGGACAGGCCTTCTGCAATTTTGATAAAACATCTTGCGATATAATCAGTTACTTTTGGTAACTCTTGTTCTTTAGAACGAGCTTCCTGGACTAACAATGCATAATCATACACTGCTTGAGAAAACTCTTTATTGTTTACATAATGTGCTTTATTTTTAGCCATTATAATTCCTCCATAATAGATTATATTATACCACAGTTTACTTAAAATGTAAATAGTTAATTTCTTTAATTATTTTCACTCTAGCTATTTACATATGTGAAAAAGTATGGTATAATAATATAGTATCCGGGGGGAGGGGAATATACAAATTAATGTATAGTCTTAGGAACATCAGGTTCCACGTCCACACCGTCGTCCGAATACTTTTCAATCAACTGTTGTTCATATTCCTCAAGTATTTCCTGTTCAGAACGCTGTCTCTCAGGAACAGACTGTCTAGCTGACAATGCCAACTTTACATAACTTTCCTTAGCTACATCTGAAATAGGAACATGCTGAATCACATGATCTTTTAGTATTTTAAACATTTTAGCTTCTGAGAATGGAAACCATGGAGAAAACTGATAGGCCCCTAGAATATTTGATGATACTACTAATGGTCTTTCCAGAATCCAATTGTTGTCGTTTTTCACTGATACTAGTGCGACAATCTCATCTCCATTAACGAGTTTAAAATGTCTAATATTTAAAGATTGAATATCTTTCATATATATTATTTATAACTTATAATCGAATAACTTGTAGTTAAACTTCTCTTTACTGTATATTTTAATTCTTTCTGCTGCGTGTTGTAATGTATAATTTTTCTTTGACTTCCAATGTAAATCATCTGCGATATCATAAACTGTAGTATTAATACCATCACCACTTTTTCTTAATCCTCTTCCGATGCTTTGAAGAACCCTAATTTGAGACTTACTTGGTGAAGCAAATATGATATTGTGTAAACGCTTAATATTAATACCTGTAGAAAAAGTACCCATGGAAGCAACGATAACGGCGTCTTTTTGGGTCTCGGTAATCTCACGGATTTGTTCCCTTGTGTCAACATCTGTTTCTCCTGATACATAAAACAACTTTCTATTATTATTTATTCTTTCTTGTAGCAGAGAATGAAGTGGTTTACCATGTTTTTCTACATATTGAAATAATATTAATGTATTACCATTCTTACATGTTTCATTAGCTAAATTACAAATAAATTCGTTTCTTTCTTCATACTTAACTATAAAGTCAAGTTCATCTTGGTATTTTAAACCTGATACTATTTTACATACCTCATCACTATATTTAAGTAAACATATTTTAATATCTAATTGTGATAAATCATTATTATCAATAAGTTCTTTAGTTGTGGTTACTTTATACACTGGACCAAATAACCCTTCTAGTACTAACTGATGTGTTTGTGATCCATCCAATGTACCAGTTGTACCTATACGAAATCTAGCCTCAGTACATTTTTCCATAATACTTGTTAATGATTTAGCTTTAAAATTATGAGCTTCATCACCAATCACCATACCAAAATCTATAAACCAATGTCCTGGTAATTTATATATTGATTGCCAAGTACTAATTAATACTCTTTGTTTTAATCCAAACTTTTCTTTACCTGAATATATCCTATGACAGTTTTCGTCAACATTCCAATTATCCTTTTCTGAATAGTCAGCAAAATCAGAATACATCTGCTCTACTAAAGAAGTAGTTGGTACAATTATTAATACGTTTTCATCATAATGATCTAAAAAGTATCTAACAGCTAAATATATGATTAAACTCTTACCAGAAGCTGTTGGCGATAGTAATAAAGACTTATTATGTGAAATACACTGCGAGAGTGCATCTAATTGGTAATTGCGGGGGGTTATATCACTACCCTTCACAGAAAGGACTAATTGGGATAAAAATGAATTTATGTCATGTGTATCTAATTGATATACGGTACTATATTTTTCGCTTTCAACCTCATTTAAGGTATAATTTCTTAATGTGCAAAACTCCTGTAAGTATTTATGTAATCCACAATATAGAGTTTTCTTTCTCATATCGTATAGACGTATTTTACCATCCCACATACGATTACGGTATGCTGGCATAAATTTATAACCAGGTACAAAGAAACAAAAATGTTCTGATAGTTCTTTTTCTATTGAAGGTTCGCATTGAACATGCATGAAGACTTCGTTCTTCTTCTGTATAGTGATGGATTCCATGATTAGATTCCGCTAGTAAACTTTCTCCATTCAATCATGTTTTTAATATTTTGATGTCTCCATTTAACATTCTCCATTATTTCTTTTAGAGTGTCGCATGTTTCTTTAAGGTAATCGATTTTACCTTGTGCTTCTTGTATTACTGGGTCTGAATCATAATAATAATTCATATCGCCTTTTAATACAGTAAGACCATTTAAAGGATCATAATCCCACCCTTTTTCATCAATTTCTTCTTGTGTTAACTTGCCGTTATAATGTAGCCATTTGTCTTTAATTAGCACTTTAAATTCAGCTTCAGCTTTTTTCAGTTTCATTTTATGAACTGAGTATATTTCTAAATATTTGGAATGTAATTTTGCGGATTCTCTAGAAGATTCATCAAGATTCATTTCATCTATCTGCGAATCTTTTTTCCACATTTCTAAGATTTGTTGTAAATTATTCATAATATATATTATACCATAGTTTAGTAGAAATGTAAATAGTTATTTTATTATAAACTGAGTATATGCAAATGTAATATCTACTTGTACAAACTCTATATCAGTAGATTGTGTATTAAAATCAACACCTGTTATTGCTGTAGGAAATAATCCTTTAAACTCAATTTGTTTATTTACATTATTATGAGAACTCAAAATCAATAAAGTACCATCTTCTCTTTGGCTTTCTGAATTACCTTGTTCTAATAAACGTTTCATCCAATTAAATGTTTCGATATAGTTTTCCATATTTTCAGTAACATTTATTCGTAAATTTAAATCTTCAAACTGTAATCTATCACCAGTTGATGCTAAGTTCACTCCTCTATATGGAGTAGCTACAGCTGGTAAAGTTACCCCTGGTAATTGCGCAGCAATACAAAAATATTCAATATTAGCATATTTATTACTATTAATTTTAAATTGAAACCCTACTGGATTTAAAAAGTTTTTATTGTTAGTTAATGTACTCATATTATTATTTATAATAGTTGCGGGGCCAGTTTGGCCCCATTTGTTTTACTTCTCGTTTACAAAGTCGTTTAAAACTCTAGCGGTCGAGATCACTTCTTCAACAGAAACGTATTGATTACCTAATACTTTTTTATCATTTGGGAATGAATCGTTATGTTGGAATACAGACTCGTTTTCTCTATGGATATTTCCTGTAAGAATACCTTCTGCTAGTGATAATAAGTCAGCTCTTATTTCATAGCCACTTTTTGCTTGATTTGACATAATTCCTCCTGTGTGTTTGTGTGTTAATGTCAATATTATTTATACATAAAAAAAAGAGGGTTCCGAAGAACCCCCTGAAAAATAGTTTAAAACTATCCTTACTCCATTATTCCATTAACTTTGAAAATTCTGAAGTATACGTTTTGTCTATCTGTACCTAGGCCTGAACCTGCTACAAATGGGTTAGCAACCATACCGTATCTTGTTTTGAATCCAATTCTTGGTTGGAAATCTTCCTCACCGACCGCTTTAACCATTGTTAAAGGAACGTAAGGACAATAGAAGATACCAGCATCGTATGGGTTAGCACCTCTGTAACCAACACATACAAAATCTTCAGTTGCATATGGATCTATGTATACTTTTACTCTTCCGTTAAGAACACCAGCAAATGTATTACCTGTGTCATCAACATTTAAGTTAGCACTTAAAGCAGGAGTATAGTCAAGTAAACCAGCTGCAGCAAGAGCTGATGCTACGTCTGAAGAACATAGGATAAAGTTACCTTTACCTCTTCTTGTTTCTTTAGCGATTACGTTAGCTTCTCTCTCGATTTGCATGATAAGACCTTTGAACTTCTCTACCATCCATCTGCCGTCTGAGTCAGTCTCAACATCAAAAGCACCTTTCAGTACTACGTTTGATTGTAGAGCACCTAATTTAGCCTTAACAAGAATTGTTCTCACAACCTCTCTGTTAATTTCAGCTAAAATTTCAGATGAAAGAATGTTAGCAAGTTCGCCTTCAGCATCCAATCCGTGGATTGCTTTAAGGTCTTGTGCTAATTCCATTGTATACTCAGCTTTTAAAGCTCTTGACTTAGCAGTCACAGTTGTTTTCTCGATTGAGAAAGCCATTTCTGCGAAAGCAGGTGAACTTGGTGTACCTAGTGCTTCAGCCGCAGCTGTAGTCATACCAGAACCAAAAGTGTGAGTAGTATCGTCGTCAGCTAAAGTTGTAGCTGAAGGAC